CTGAAGCGGCTAGTGCCAAACAAGCATTGACTCAATCTGAGCGAACTATTATTGGAAACACAGATCATTCTTTAGGATTGATGGGTGTTAATGATCCTCAAAAAGTTATTCAAGTTTATAAGGGTTTGATTAAAAACAATCCTGACAATCCGTCATTGGAACGCATGATCAATGCAAGGATTGATTTGCTAAGTAAAGCAAATGCAGGGCCTAACATCACAAAAGACTTGCTTGCTGAATCTGCATCTTTGTTGTCTATCCCACAACAACGTGCCGAGTTTGCACCTAAAGTTGGGTTGACTTCTACGGGTAGTGAGTTGAAAGAAACAATCACTACTCCAATGAGCCCAACAGGACAAGCGCCAAGCATAAGCATGACTGGTCGGGCAGAACCTTTGACAATTGGCCCAGGTCAACCGCAAGTGGCTGTGGAAGGCAATCCCTATGGTTTGCCTGTTGGAACTACTTACATTCCTCCATCGCCCGCTACCAAACAACAAGCGCCAATGGTTACGGGTCTTGCCCCACAAGTGGCAAGCACGATTAGCGCTAACACAACCATCGCCAATCAAGATTGGGAAAAGACTTACCAAGAAGCTAGGGAAGCGCAACCCCGTATTGCTATCTTCCAGAACATTAAGAAACTTGCCCCTGATGCGTTCACAGGCGTTGGTGGTGAGCGTAAGAAGTTGGCAGCGGGTATTCTTAACGCAGCGGGTATTGATGCTTACACGGCTGAAAACACAGCCACAGACGAGTTGGCTAAAAACACTCGACTGTTGGCTTTGGCGGGTGGCAATACTGATGCGGCTAGGGCTATGGCTGAGATTGCCAACCCAAGCAACAAAATGACCTTGGCGGCTATCAAGGAAGTTTCAGACCAAATGATTGGTGCTGAAAGATTGCGTGAAAAACGTGCTGAGTATTTGGGACAATTCCGCAATGATCCTGTAAAGTATCAAGAGAAATCGCAATTGTTTAACCAGTTTGCTGATCCAAGAATCTTCCAAGAAATGACCCCTGAACAGGTCGCCAAACTTAAGGCTTCTATGTCTAAACAAGACATTGAGGCAATGAGCAAGAAGATTAAGCAAGCACAGATGTTGGGGATTATTAAATAATGGCTACTCTTGCAGAACTTTGGGATGCCGCCCCCGCAACGGCAACACCGTCAACGCCTACCAAGGACAAACGGCAAGCTGATCGTTTAGCAGTTCTGCAACAAGAAATGGCAGATGCTCAACAACGTCTGCAATCTGGCGACACAAGGGCGCAACGTGACATTGATGCTTTGACCCGTGAGATGGGTGGCAAAGTAGCCCGTACCCCACAGCCAACGCAACAACCAACACAAGAATCGGGTCTGACTTTGGCTGATTTGTGGGAAACAACGCCCGCTGCCAAGACCCAAGAAGAAAAGAAAGCTGAAAAGAAATCTGAATTGCCTTTGGCGGCTCAGTTTTACAACAAACTGCAAGAAGGCAAACAGTCTTTAGGCGAGAAAATTATTGGTGCGGGTGAGGCGGGTTTGACCGCTTTATCGGGAAGCATTGCCGCCCCTGTAAGCGCCCTTGGTGGCATTGTCGGAACAATGACAAGCGGCAAATACGGTACACAAGAAGGCATCAAAGCGGGTCAGGACATGGCTCGTAGGCTTCAAGAGGGTGGCACATACCAACCCCGTACAGCACAAGGTCAGCAATATGTGCAAGATCTACAAAAAGCATTTGAAGCTAGTAAATTGCCGCCTGTTGGCGTTCCTGAAGTAATGGCCTTTGCACCGTTGGCTAAACCCGCAATGCAACAACCCAAGGGAACAATTCAACAATGGGGCAATGAAATTCGTGGTGGCGCACCTCAACAAATGCAACAGCAGTTCCAAGCCAAGGGCGGGATGCAAAGTGCGGGCGCTGCAGCTACAACTGATCAAGCGACTGTCAATGCTTTGTTGGCTAAAGCAAGCCCTGAATTGCAAAACGAATTGAAGTCTGTGCCTGTTAACCAGATCAATATGCCCGCCTTTGAGCGCCATGTTGAGGCTGATACGTTGCCTGTGCCTGTTCGTTTGACCCGTGGACAAGCCACACAAGACGTTAATTTGCTGTCTGACGAAATGAACATGAGGGGCAAAAACCCTGAATTGGCAAATCGTTTTAATGAGCAAAATGGTAAGTTGATTGAGAACATGAACGCCATCAGGGACAAAGCCGCCCCTGACGTATATGGCACAAACCACATTGAGAATGCTGAAACTGTGATCAATGCTTACAAGGCACTTGATGACACAAGAACGGCTGATATTTCTGCCAAATACAAAGCGCTTGAAGAAGCTGCGGGCGGTGACTTTCCTATTGATGGCAGACAGTTTGTTGCTAATGCTGAAGTCTTGTTAAGCAAGAAACTCAAGACCGACTTCTTGCCTCCCGCTATTGCTAAACAGTTAGAGCGTTACAAGAATGGCGAAAAGATGACCTTTGAGCAATTTGAGGCCATGCGAACAAACTTGGCTTCAGAAATGCGTAAGGCAGAGCGTTCAGGCGATGGCAATGCCAAGACTGCATCAAGCCTTGTTAGACAGGCTTTGGAGGACTTGCCGTTGTCTGGTGAGGCAGAAGCCCTCAAACCATTGGCAAACGAGGCTAGAAGCGCTGCCAAGGCTAGGTTTGACTTGCTTAAGAAAGACCCCGCCTATGACGCTGCGGTCAATGATGTAGCGCCTGACAAGTTCATCAATAAGTACATTATTAGTGGCAACAAACGTGATTTAGAAGCCTTGACAGCACAACTTGGTAAAGGCTCAGAAGGTCACCAAGCCGTGTCTGCCGCTGTGGTGAACTGGCTTAAGAACAAAGCGGGTGTCATTGACAACAATGGCAATTTCAGCCAAGCGGGATATAACAAAGCCTTACAACAGCTTGACCCTAAACTGTTGGAGTTGGTTGACGGTGAAACTGCCCAACAACTCAGGGCTTTGGGTAATGTGGCTAGGTACACCCAAGCACAGCCCCGTGGAAGCTACGTCAACCAATCCAACACATTTGTGGCGGGTGCTAAAGAAATGGCTAAAGGCGGTTTAGAGAAAACGGCTAACTTGGCAGGGTTTGGCGTTGTTCCTATTGGCACAATGACCCGTGAGGCACTTGCTAACAGAGCCGCTGCAAAGCAAACCAAAGAATCTTTAAAGCCTGGTGCGGGTACTAAACTTTCAGACTTAGGAAAATAAAATGGCTGTCAATCTTTCCCCTATTGGTAACGGTTTCCAATTCTTTACCAACACAGGCATTCCCTTAAATGGTGGTTACATCTACACCTACCAAGCGGGTTCAAGCACTCCTTTAGCGACTTATACAACCGCTACGGGTACGATTGCCAACACCAACCCTATTCAATTGGGGACAAGCGGTCGTCCTCCACAAGAGATTTGGTTGACTGAAGGTTACTCATACAAGTTCATCTTGACCGACTCTGACAATGTTCAGATTGCCACTTACGACAACCTATATGGCATTTTGGGAACTGCGGCAAGCACCAACCCAATTCCATCAGGCGGCATCATCATGTGGTCAGGCTCTATTGGTGCTATTCCTGTTGGCTATTACCTTTGCAATGGCTCTAATGGCACACCAGACTTGCGTGACCGCTTTGTGGTGGGTTCTGGTAGCACTTATGCTGTCGGCAACACGGGTGGCTTTACATCAAGCGTAGCGGGTTCAGGCGGCACAAACTTGCCGCTTTACTATTCTTTGGCATTCATTCAGAAAGCCTAAGATGTCTGACATTGATTTGGTTAAGTACGGTGTACTTTGGCAAAAAGTTGAATCAATGGAAGCCAAAATTGACAAAATGGAAGGCCAACTTGAAACTCTAATTGAGTTGGCTAACAAGGGTCGTGGTGGCTTCTGGATGGGCATGACCTTTGTGTCAGCTATCTCAACTTTGATGGGGTACTTTAGTCATCATTGGACAAAATGATTGACCCGATCACAGCGCTAGAAGGACTACAAAGTGCAATCAGCGTAGTCAAAAAAGCTAGTAAGGTCGCCAATGACCTTGCGGGTCTAGCGCCATCAATTGCCAAGATGTTTGACGCTAAGAGCGTTGCAACAAAGGCTATGGTGGAGGCCAAAAGGTCTGGTAATAAATCCAACCTTGGCGCTGCTTTACAAATTGAAATGGCTCTTGATGAGGCCAAACGGTTTGAATCTGAATTGATGCTGTTGTTCCAAGCCACAGGCCGTGCGGACGTGTGGGCAAAGATCAAACAACGCCAACAGCAAATGGACGTTGAAGATGCTCATTTAGCCCGTCAAGCCAAAGCTGATGAAAAGAAACGCAAAGAAGCTGAAGATGAGCAAATGGCGTGGGCTATTGGGATTGTGGTGATCGTCATGCTATTAGGCGCAGTAGGGTGGGGTATTGCTGAAATATCTGAGGTGTGCGCCAGAATGCGGTGTGGTCGGTGAATGAGTACCAAAAGCAATTTGATCAGTTCCTCAAGATTTTCGTGCGTATGTGTATTGCCTGGTATGTGGTCGGCTTCCTCCGCTTTTTGCCTGACGAGTTATCAGACAAGATCGTTAACAAATTTCTCTCATACATAGGACTTGGATAATGCTTTCACTATTCTCAACCCTTGGTGGTTTGCTAATTTCTGGCTTGCCAAAGTTACTAGATTTTTTCCAAAACAAAGACGATCAACGGCATGAGTTGGCTTTAGCCCGTGTCCAAGTGGAACTACAACTTCAAATGGCGGCTGCGGGCTTTGCGGCTCAACAGCGCATGGAGGAAATCCGCACAGACCAGATTGCCATGCAAACTGATGCTGAAATGACGGTGGCGGCTTATGACCATGACAAACAGATTTTGGAAAAGGCAAGCACTTGGGTAGCCAGTTACATTGGTACTGTTCGCCCAACTGTGACCTACATCTTTATTCTTGAACTGTGCGCCATCAATGCTTGGTTGGCTTACTACATTTACAGCAACCCACAGTTAGTGCTGAACATGGATGATCTGATTCGTGTTTCCGACATTATCTTTTCCACAGACGAAATGGCTATGTTGGGCGGCATTATTGGTTTTTGGTTTGGCTCACGTTCATGGTCTAAGAAATGAAAGTTAGCAAGGCGGGTGAGGATTTGATGCACTTCTTTGAAGGGTATCGAAACAAACCGTATCGGTGTAGCGCTGCGATTTGGACGGTGGGTTGGGGACACGCAATGTATAGCGATCAACTTAACCTACCAAACATCCGCAAAGAGGGCTACACGGGGCTGATTAGGGCTGACTACCAACTGAAGGAAGGTGACAATCGTGTTTGGACGAAAGAGGAACTGGTTGAATTATTCAAGGTGGACATCGATTCTTTTGAACGTGGTGTTCTTCGACTTTCTCCTAATCTTGTTGGTCATCAAAGCAAATTTGACGCTGTGGTTTCTTTTGCGTACAACGCAGGGCTAGGGAATTACCAACGGTCAACCATTCGCATGAAGGTCAACCGTGGTGATTGGGATGCCGCTGCTGAAGCCTTTATGAGTTGGACTAAAGCGGGCGGTAAAGAAGTGGCGGGCTTGGTTAAGCGTAGAAAAGCTGAGAAGGCGTTATTTCTTAGCTGAGTTCTGACGTAGGTGCTTTCCTGTCAAACGCATGATCCAACAGTTCTGACAAATCCACTTCTGTCCCATGTCAATGCCTCCCTCTGGTGGTTTGCTTTCATCACATTTAGTGCAAGTTTTAAATGGGTGTAATTGCCTTGGCTCTGATATTGGGGTCATTTAATTTCTACTACTTCTTTTGATTTGCTTCTAATTCTGTTTCTAGTCTTGACAATCATTTGCTCATAGACGCTACGGGGAACGCTAGAACGCTGAAGGTCGTGATACTCATAGACTTCTCTGATGGCGTTTAAGCCTGATCCTGACAAACCCATGCGTCCTGTCTTTTCAAAGCGTCTAGCGGCCTCTGTGAGTGCTTCCTGTGCCTGTTGGCAATGGGGTAGGGCTTCAGCCCCGATGCCGTTAGACCCCATTACTTCACAGATGTTCATTAAATCGGCAAGTTCTTGCCACTCAACGGTTGTGCCGTTGCCTTTGGACATGGCTTCAATTGCCGCCAACTCCCTTATTCTCAGTTTGTCCAACACTTTGGATTCGGTTATCGCTGCCCCCAACAGGGCGTGACGCAGAGGATCGATCAGCTTCCAATGTTGGCGCTTTGTTTGTTTTTTCATTGTCCCTACCAAAAATTAAATCCCAACGCTGTGCGTATTCTTCATTTGCCACTTGAAATGGGCGACTTTTTGATCCTTTGCTCATTTTGCTATCCACTCCCGTTCGTTGCGTCCTGAGTTTGATTTGACGGTGTTGCCTGTCAGTTCAATCAAACCCATAATTTTCATTTCGTTAAGCCGCCTGGCTACTTGATTGCTGTCCAACTGCGTAAAGAATGCAATCCCATCTTTGCCAAGTGGCCCGTTGTTGTGTAAACAATCCAAGATCAATTGGTGATGCTGTGGGACTGTTTCCTTGATGGATTCTGCTGCCTCAAAAGAGGTGAGAGGATCATTCGCCCTAACTCTTGGAAATTCGGGCATGGCAAAAATGCGTTTAAATGTTTCTTTATAGTCCATGATTTCTCCTAGTGGGTGGGGTACTTGTGTTTCGTCCGCTAAAGCGCCACTTTCCCCCGTTGATCAAAACTCCAAGTCATCGTCCTTTGGCAAACCTTTGTATTCTTCTTTGGGCTTGGGTGTGTTCATGTAAGCCCATCCTGACCAACCGCCCTCAACGAGTGGGATGTTGTCAAGTTTCAGCATTGGGCCGTTCTTAGTTTCAATGACAGACCCAATGGTTTGATAGCGTGATTTCTCTTGACCATCTTTGTTGGTGTACTTACCCGACACAATGGTGATTTCGTAAAGTTTAGACATTTTTGACTTTCATAAGTTTGTTGATCTTGTCGTCCAGTTCAGCAATAAATTGGACAATTTCGGCTTCCATTAGTCTGATGTAAGTTTCATCCCTTGGGACTCGCTTCACAAACAATTGAAGTTCTTGTGGCAGACGATTGTCAAAGGACACAAAGTCACACCATTCACGCCCTGTGCAAGCCAATTGGAATTGCATTTGGGTGTAGTATTTTGTTGGCACAGTTTCAGACAACAGCGTGTCAATGTGCGTGGCTGTGTTGGGGCATTTGATTTCCAACAACCCATCATCCCCTACAAGCCCATCAGGGGACGCACCCGCCATTTGAATTGATGGGTGAGGCACAAACCCTACCTCATCAACTAAAACGTCTTTAAGCGCCTCATAAGCGGCTCTTGCAAGTGGCTCTGTTTCTGTGCCGTGTTGCATGGCAGCGTTGGTGAAGCCCTCAGCTTTTTGACCTGTTAGGCGTTCGCACACCAACTGAGCCATGTAGTTGTCACGGCTTGCTGAGTAACCAGACTTGGTTTTAGCGATCACATCAGCCACACGGGATGCCGTGACCTTACCAATGCGAATGGTGAACCATTCTTCTGAGCCTTGATCCATCATTTCAATCATAGTGGTGCGTCCTCATAGTTTTCTGGGTTGAACTTGGGACGCTTTGTCCCTGTGTCCTTGGGGTTTGGAAATGGTGGGAAAGGCCACATCACAGTTTTGCCTTTGCTTTGTCTTTGGCAGCGATAACTTTGATCTGCCAAGCCTTGTCACCATCACAAGCGGCATAGGCTACTTTGTAGGCAACCTTTAATTCGTCTTGTGTCGTGGCGTTCTCAATGGCGGCAAACAATTCTGTCATGCTGTCAGGCTCAATGGTTGATTCAGGCTCAACAAAAGATGGCAGATCATCACCGTTGTAGATGTACAAGCCAAGGCCATGCAAGCTGAGTGCTTTGGTCATGCAACGCATGATGGCGGTGTTAACTTGGAAAGCGTCTGGGTTAACAATGGCTTTATTGCGGTGATCCATCACGGGTAGTTGGCAAGTCATTGGTTTGTCAAACATGGTGACTGTGACCCACACCATTGCTGTGCCGTTAATGTCCATGAAGCATTTGTCACCAAACATTTCAACCTTGAACGTGGCTTTTTCGTCAGCCTTTAGTGCTTCAGCCCATGCCCAAGCCCATGACAAGTAAGTCAGATTGGCTTTTTTCTCTGTGTGATCGTTTACGTTTAACGTAAGTAAGTTTGCAATGGTCATTATTCTTCCTTTAAATAAGCCGTGAGGCGTTTGATTCGGTCTGAGTGATAGTCAGCCATGCGTCTTGCATATTCCTGTGCGCTAAGAGCGTCTAACAGCTTGCGTTGCGCTGTTTCAAGTTCCTTGGCTGCCAACTCTTTAGCTGATGGCAAGCGGAAATAGTTTTTGATCTGGTCAATCATGCTCACCCCCGCCATGCCAGTAACACACCCCAACCGCCAAAGATGACGATTGCCAAAAAGCACTCAATGAGTGTCTGAATAATCTTGTGTTTCATACGGCCTCCAAAGATGCGTGGTTCAGTTTGGCTTCTTCCATCAAGCGCTTGTATTCGTCTTGTGGGATGTCATAAGTAATGTCTTTGCCTTGTGAGAAAACAAATACATCAAAGACTTCTGCGTAGTCAGGTGCGTAGGGGTAATTGTTTTCTTCAGGCAAATAGTCATAACCAACGGTCACGACTTCTACTGTTTCACCGTTGTCGTAGGACACGACATTTTCAAATTGATATTGGAGATTGTGTTTCATAAGGTTTCCTAAATAGACCCCGAGAAGTTCAGGGCATGGGGTAATTATAACGCACCTTATATAACCAAGTCAACTGTGGGGTTATTAGCCAACTAATATACAATCTGCCTTATGGACAAACACAAGTTTATTGCACTAGCTGGCTCACAGGATGAGCTTGCCAAACTTTTAGGCATCAGCCAGGCTGCTGTATCCCAATGGAAAACTGTGCCTCAAGCTAGAGTGTGGCAATTAAAGTTGTTGCGTCCACATTGGTTTGTGGATTAAGATTGTTTGAAACACGGCTAGGTTGGGATTGATCCCCCGACTGAAAAGGGTTACCACTTTTCCCCTGCCGCAGTTTCTTTTAAGTGGGTTTTAAAGTGGAAAAAAAATGGCTAATCCTTGGTTTCGACTCTATTCAGAGTTTGCACACGATCCAAAAATTCAAATGCTTCCAGAGGCAATGCAAAGACGTTATGTCATGTTGCTATGCCTAAGATGTAGCGAAGTTCTTGAAACGTTACATGAAACAGAAATAGCGTTTCAATTACGTTTATCAGAGGCTGAATTGCTAGAAACAAAACAATTGTTTATTAGTAAAAACTTTATTGATAAACATTGGAATTTAACAAATTGGGATAAGCGTCAATTTGTATCAGACTCAAGCACCATGCGGGTTGCAAAGCATCGTCAGAAAAAGAAACAGGAAAGTAACGTTGATGAAACGTTACAGAAACACCAAAGTAACGCTCTAGATACAGAATCAGATACAGATAAGAAACAGAATATAGAAGCTAACGCTTCTTTGTCGGCAGATAAACTGCCCGACTGCCCTCACAAAGAAATTCTTATTCTTTACAAAAAGCATTTGTCGCATTTATCTCAGCCAAGGGTTTGGGAAGGTTCACGCCAAGCCAATCTCAGGCAACGGTGGAAGCAAGCTGCTAAACCATCAAACTATTCACCTGATGGCTACAAAACGATGGAAGCGGGTTTGAAGTGGTGGGACTCATTTTTTGCTTATGTGGCAAACGACACAAAACTTGCAAATGGATTTCAAACCAAAGACAGAACGTGGTTGCCTGACCTAGAGTGGATTGTTAACGCCACAAACTTTGCCAAAATTATTGATGGGAAATATGCCAAATGACATTTGCTAAACCAACCAAATACGAAATTCCTGATGACCGCAACACAAGCCTTTGTTCTGTGCCTGGTTGCACAAACCTTTGGTCAGTCAAAATTGACGCACCCAAATGCTCATTTCATCAATGGAATACTGCTTACAAACCAAAGCCAAAAGCGCTGCCAGAGTTAAAGGCAAAGACCGTGACGCAATGGTATGACGAGCAACAAGCAGAGGACGAGTTTTAATGTCATGGCTAATCAGCAAAATCTTAATGAACTCGCTTTGTTTGCAGGGGCAGGTGGGGGAATCCTCGGAGGACACTTGCTTGGATGGCGAACAGTCTGTGCCGTTGAATGGGAACAATATCCCGCAAGCGTACTGTGCGCCCGACAAAATGACGGGCTTCTCCCGCCTTTCCCGATTTGGGATAACGTACAAACCTTTGACGGAAAGCCGTGGCGAGGAATTGTTGATGTTGTATCGGGAGGATTTCCTTGCCAAGACATCTCAGTCGCAGGAAATGGAGATGGACTTGACGGAGAACGATCAGGAATGTGGCGAGAAATGGCACGGATTATTGGCGAGGTTCGACCAAGATTCGCATTTGTGGAGAACAGTCCAATGCTCGTTACTAGAGGACTTGAACGAGTCCTTGCAGACCTTACCGCAATGGGGTATGACAGTCGGTGGGGAGTTATATCTGCTGCCGACATTGGTGCAAAACATAAACGAGAACGAATCTGGATTGTGGCTCACTCCAACAGTTATGGATGGACTTCCCGTGAGAAGCATGGAAGCATTAGAGCGTCAATATCAGAAAAACAGAAAAGGCAGATCGACTCATGCCACATTAAGGGAACAAGTGGCATATCCTCCCCCGAAAGAAATGTTCCCAACACCAACAACCAGGGATTACAAGGGCGGCTACAAGACGGAATCACTAATTCGGAAAGATGGAAAAAGCAGGGCTTTGGACGCATTACCAAATGCGGTGTTGAATGGCAAGGGAACGGAAACTGTAACTGGTCAACTGAACCCAACGTGGGTCGAGTGGCTGATGGGGTGGCCGCTAGAGTGGACAGACTTAAAGCCATTGGAAATGGACAAGTTCCACTTTGTGCCGCAACAGCCTGGAGAATCTTAAGTGAATCATTATGAAGCAAACAAAATCCTTGATCGGGTCAGAGAAGGCCAACAATTTAGCCATTTTGTCATCACAAGAGCGCTTGAACTTACAGGAGATTATGAGGAACGCAGAAGCTGTGGAGTGGATCAAACGCTACCGCAAGAAAGCCTTGGAGGAGGGTCGGGGCGAAGCGCAATATTGGTGGCAACAGACATTGTTGGACATAGCGAAAAAGCGTGGTGAATCAGCCGCTGACGATTTACGCAGACGCATGAACGAACAGAAAGACAAGAAATGACCTTTATGACCACATTCAGCGTGGACGCTGACCCTGTTGGTAAGCAACGAGCAAGGTACGCCAAGCGTGGGAACTTTGTCCAAACTTACACCCCTGACAAAACCCGAAACTATGAGGCGCTGATCAAAGAGGCGGGCATTCAGGCGATGGGAAGTTCTGAGCCACTAGAAACGCCTGTAAGCCTTTATCTATACATCCGAATGCCAATCCCTAAGTCATACTCCAAAAAACGCTTGGAGGCGTGTTTAAACGGCTCTGAGCAACCAATTAAGAAGCCTGACGCATCCAATATCCTGAAATCTGTGGAAGATGGGCTAAACGGGGTGGTTTACAAAGACGATTCACAAATCATCAACATCCATGTGACCAAGGTTTACTCAAGCCAAGGCGGTGTGGATATTTGCGTTAAGGAGTGCTTACCTTGAACATCTTTGTTTACACAAAAAGCAAATGCCCTAACTGTGTTGCTGTTAAACAACTTCTAAAGTCTAAAGGGCTGAAGTTTATTGAGAACGACATGGACACAGAAAGCGTCAGACAAGCCTTTATGTTTGCTTACCCAGATGCCAAACAAATGCCCCAAATCTTCATCAATGACCAACGAGTAGGCGGTTTGGCGGGGTTACAGGCGGCTTTAAAACAAATGGGGTTGTGATGAGCAACAAAACCACATGGACATTGATCTTTTCGTTATTGGTGGCGTTTTGGTCGCTTGTTGTCTATTTTGTGAGGCAATTCTGATGATCATCACGCTACACAATAGCGAGCAAGCCCAGACCGTCCTGAAAACCTTGTGGCCTAAGATCAAGGAAACTTTGCAATCAGGCAAAGAACTGCGTTTGGAAATCAAGAAAACCACACGAAGCACAGACCAAAACGATATGTTTCACGCCCTGATTGACCAAGTGGCAAAGGCCATGAAAGCGGTTGGTTCAGAATGGTCAGCCGAGGATTGGAAGCGCTTATTGATTGATCAATGGGCTAATGAAACAGGACGCAAGATCAGCAAAGTAGCGCCAAGTCTAGATGGTCAACGAGTAGTCCAATTAGGATTGCAAAGCCACAAATTCACCAAAGAAGAAGGCTCAGAGTTTATTGAATGGCTCTTGGCATGGATGGCAGACAAAGGGATTGAAGCATGATTCACTATCACGGTTTACCAATTACACCCGCAACGGTAGCAGTTAAGGCAATAGAAAACGGTCATGCGTTTGTGTCATTTGCACATTCAGATCAGTTATCCACAGCCATTGAAGTATGCCAATCCTTTGCAATAGACAACGGTGCGTTCTCCGCCTGGCGGTCAGGCAACCCAATCCAAGACTGGCAACCCTTTTACGATTGGGCGCTTAATCTGAAGAAAGTCCCATCGTGCGACTTTGCGGTCATTCCTGATGTGATTGACGGGACAGAAGCTGACAACGATGCGTTGCTAAAAGATTGCCCACTTCCCACATGGTTTGGCGCACCCGTTTGGCATATGCACGAATCACTTGAACGCCTTGAACAATTAGCAAACACCTATGTCAGGGTCTGCATTGGTAGTTCAGGCGAGTTTTCCACAGTAGGAACGGCACATTGGTGGGTCAAAATGAGCCAAGCCATGCGTCTTATTTGTGATGACATGGGCAGACCCGCTTGCAAATTGCATGGTTTACGAATGCTTGACCCTGCCATCTTTACAAAACTGCCATTTGCGTCAGCCGACAGCACCAATATTGGAAGAAACGTGGGCATTGATGTGCATTGGAAGCATGGCAATTACCCTCCCCCAACAAAAGAAGCAAGGGCGCAAGTCATGCGGTCAAGGATTGAGGCATTTAACGCCCCATCGCAATGGAATTTTTATCAACCAATGGAACAGGAAACACTTTTATGATTTTTGCTTTAATCACTTATGCCGTGGCAATGACTGCGGCAAACCTTTTGGTGGCTACATTTGGCCCATCAATTAGCCCATTCAACGCATTTTTGTTTATCGGCTTAGACCTGACCTTGCGTGATTGGCTTCATGTACGCTTAAAAACATGGCAAATGGGCGGTTTGATTGTAGGAACTGGCGCTTTAACTTACTTGTTAAACCCTGCTGCAAGCATGATTGCCGTGGCATCAGCTACATCATTCTTGGTGGCAGCCTTGGTAGATTGGGCGGTGTTTGTCAAAACCACAGGATCGTGGATTAAACGAGCAAATATTTCCAACACAGCAGGGGCAGCAGTAGATTCAGTAATGTTCCCCACAATTGCATTTGGCGCTTTGATGCCTGAAATTGTGGCGTTGCAGTTTATTGCCAAGGTTGCGGGTGGTGCAATATGGTCTTACATCTTCAAAAAGCATCATGCAATTCCCCAAACATAACTACATTCGCAGCCAAAAACTGCTGAAGTTGGTGGCAAGCCTAGATTGCCAATGCTGTGGTGAATCCTACGGGATACAAGCCGCACACTCAAATTGGGGTGGTGGCAAGGGTCGTGGCATCAAGGCTGATGACAACCTAGTAGCGGCTTTATGCTTGAAATGCCATTACGAAATAGACCAAGGGGCGCATTTGTCTAAGGACGAACGCAAAGAAATGTGGTTAAAAGCCCACAAAGCAACGGTGGAGGCACTTGGCGATAGATGGCCTACCGAAGTGCCAATTCCTCACTTACCCTTGTGAGCCTTGTCCATGCCCAACGACTCATGGCGCTTCAGTTCTTTTTCAACAGCAGCGATGCGTTTCATTTCCTCACGATGCTCAGACACTTTTTCATAGTGCATAGGCTCTTTAGGAGTTTTTGATTTGGAAGCGGTAATGACAAAGTTTGTAGCCATGACAAATCCTGTTAAAATGGTGATTGACATTGTGCCATATTGGACATAAAGTCAAACCATAAATTCTTTGCAAGGAAACATCATGGGTAAAATGGACACTA